TTCGTTGAGTCCCGTATTGATCTGGAACGCAGCGGTTATACCTGTGCCGCCAGCCGCAGTATCGGTAGCTCCCGCTGTGTCCGCACAAACAACTCTAAATTTATCATCGGGACTAGCGTCACTAGGATCTCCAAGTGCAACTATGCGATGTTCAGTATTTACTTCAGCAGCAGTAATGTTGTTAAGGGCATCAGATCCAGCCAATGTGACGTAATCTCCAGCTACTGCACCATGCGAAGTTGCGGTCACTGTTATAACAGCAGTGCCGTTAACAGTCGCTATCGGATCGGTTCCTAGAGTAGCTGTAGTACGGATAGGGGTAATGTCGTGGTAATTATCACCAAGATTTACATACAGTTTCAGGTTCGTCCCAACCCCAACATACTTGTTACCGGAATCGGTAACCCAGTCATGGAGCTTTCTGGCAGTCCCTAAATAAGTCGCCAAAACATACTTGACCCAACCACCGATCTTTTCAGCGAATCCCTTACGAAATCGCACCTTATCAGAATCATACCAAGTACCCTGTGCAGAATACCTAGTACCATCCGTAACAAGTCCAGCCGTGGGTGCGATTTTGGTAAATGACATCGCTGTTATTGTCCAATGACGCCGTTAGTCCTCGAAACCGTTAAGCAGCGACTATTCGGATCATTGCTATCTAAGTCACCCCCGACAATCTCATCGCCGGATTGCATACCTATGCCTACAAGAAAAGCTTCCCACTTAGACTGAGCATCAATGTGTGCGCCACGACATTCATTCACGGCCTGAAGCAAATTCTTGGCTAAATCGGCTTGCTCTAAAGAAAAGTAAATGTCTCTAGTAGAGATACCATTTGTTTTCTCCTCTGTCGGCACATCTCCAGAAATATTTTCAACTTCCTTATTTTCTGACATCTGCGATCCTTTCTTTGAGGTTAGCTGTCTCCGCTTCAACCGACGCGAGGCGTTCCCCATGACTATCCACCTTTTCATCTAGACGATTAACAATTCTCTCAATCTGAGCGATTGATTGACGGGCACCATTCAAGCCTACCTTGACCCCTCCCCACGCTGCACCAGCAGCGGCGGGAACGGCTAGGAATGATATGATATCAGGCACGTTAACCTCCATTATCGAACGTTGACCATGGAGGATCTAACACCTCAGTCGTAGGACTCTGCTGTTCGGCAACCTTGGCATCAAGAGCCGCCTTGATGGCGTCCATATCCAGACCAGCTTCACACCAGCCTTGAACATCCGCTTCCGTCAAATCCTCAAAAGGAATAAACGGATCACCTGATGTATAGGTCACCTCCAGATGTCCCCCATCACTCCAAGAGTACTCGCCATCCTTAGCAGTCAAGCGCCAAACAACGTCGAACACGACATCTGTCTGGCCCTCAGAGCTTTTGTAACAATCCAACCCACCAAATTCCCAATCATATGTCATCCGATTACCCCGCTGAGATCTTCACATCGTTGGAGTCATTCCAAAGCTGACCAGCTACACCGGGATCGCTCGTGGCGAGTCCTGTCATCTTGATCGCGGCGTTATTCATCGTCACGGCTTTGTTGAGGTTGATAGCTGTAGCGGTAAGCTCCATCACATTGGCAGTTGAAACATGGAAGCGCATAGCAGACCATTTTCCGTTATCACCGATGTCCAAAGTGTCATTTCCTGTTATGGTGTTTTCGGATATAACTACCTTGTTCGCATCGTTTGCGTTATTCCGGGTGAAGATCCCAAAGTTCTTCTGTAGCCTTAAGGTCCCAGCACTTGCGGGGTTATCACCTATTTGAACGGTGGTGCCGACATAAACATCGCGTGGCCTAGTCGCTCCTGCCGCACCGATATCGTTATTATCGTCTGCCTCTGCCAAAAAGTTAGCGCCAGAAAACTTCCAACGGTCAGTGCCACCAGTGGTGAGCATGATAATATCCGCTGCGGATTCCCGTATAAAAGTATTGCCTAATCCATCCAGATAGATCCTCTTTGTCGCCTGTACACTAATGTGCTGATCTTCGGTCATCGAAAGAATCGCAGTGGAACCAATGGTAGACCCCAGACCGATTACCAAATCATCTGCTGAGTCATCAAGAGCGATGTAGTAGTCTTGGGCATTACCATTGTAAATCAGCGCAGTATCTTCGGCGGTTCCATCTCCCACCGTTACGTGTGCCGCAGGAAATACAACCTTTTGGTCCTCGTCAATCGTGACAGCAGGAGTCGTTCCGACAGTAGATCCAAGACCAATCACTAGATCATCCGCAGAATCGTCCAGCCCGATATAGTAATCTTGAGCATTCCCGTTATAGACGATCTTGGTATCTATAGCCGCTCCATCACCAATGGTAACGCTGTCGTCGGTGAGCGTAAGAATGCTGTTCGTACCAACAGTCGATCCCTCTCCAATGACTAATTCATCGGCGCTGTCATCCAATCCGATATAGAAGTCCTTGGCATTTCCGTCATACACAATCGACGTATCGACAGCCGTTCCATCGCCAACCGTGACGATATCATCGGTGAGCGTAAGAATACTGTTCGTGCCTACAGCCGATCCTACTCCAACAACCAGCTTATCGGCACTATCATCCAAGCCTACATAGAAGTCTTTGGCATTACCATCGAACAGTAGTTTCGTGTCTTCCGCCGCAGCATCACCAACGGTCAGGGTAGGACCAGCAACTTGAAGGCTGTCGGTTACGACCAGATCGGTCAGCGCATCGACAACCGCAGCACTACCTCCCGCGCCATCGGTATAAAGGACCGAAACCTTGCTGTTGCCAATCGTGACGTTGGCCCCGGAACCCTGACTTATGATGATACTGTAGGGGCCGGATGAACCGGAATCGGTAGTAGCGTTCTCAATGATCCATACTTTCTTGACCGTATTCGGGGCGAGCGTAATCGTACAATTAGAATCCAACGCCCCGGTGATCTTGAGATAAAGCGCCCGAACCTCGTCGGCAGCGCCATCAGCCATGGTTATCGTCTGCGTATCGGCGTTTGTCGTCAACGCTTCCGTACCATAGCCAAGAGCTTCACCGACAAGTTCCAGATTCGTATTCGTAGAGGTTCCCCAAGTACCAGATTCGGCACCTGTAGCAATTTCCTTCAATCTCAGATTATTGACGTATGTTGCCATTTTTTATTCCTAGCTTCTTATGAAGGCACAACTTCCCAATCAGGCGTCTGCGAATCGGATACTTCTGACCACCCCGGTGTCTGTGAGTCATCTACAGCAGCCCATCCCGGTGTCTGTGAATCCGACACCTCCGACCATCCCGGTGTTTGTGAATCATCTATAACTCCCCAATCCGGCGTCTGTGAATCATCTATTATGCTCCATACGTTGACCCCAGTTATTCCCGTCGTTCCTACTACACCCGTTACGTCGATATACTGACTGACACTCGTCGTAACGCTTCCTACCGCACCCGTTCCCGCAACTCCGGTGACGGTTACACTTCCATCTCCCGTCACCGTTACCGAACCTACACCACCTGTCGCCGCGACCCCGGTAGCCGCTATCGAAACGTCAATCGCTACCGATACCGAACCAACTGCGGCTGTTCCGGCCAATCCTGTTACCGAAACACTTCCATCACCTGTCACCGTTACAGAGCCAACTGCACCCGTTCCGGCTATTCCCGTCGCCGTAACATTTGCAGTACCCGTTACAGTGACGCTTCCTACCGATGCTGTTCCCGCTAGACCAGTGACGGAAACATTGGCATCTGCGGCTACCGTGACCGATCCTACTGCCCCAGTACCAGCAACCCCTGTTACGGTAACATTGGCATCGGCTGTTACCGAAACACTTCCAACGCTACCCGTTCCAGCTACACCCGTTACTTCAACGGGTACTGGCTCACCCCAAGTACCGGAACCCCAAGTAGATCGGCCCCAGCCTGTTACATTTGCCATGCTACGCTATACGAATAATCGCGTTACTCGCGTCTGCCGCAGGAAAAGCAACCGTAAACGTACCAGCAGTGGCCGTTTTCAATGCACCAAAATCTAAAATAACAACAGACGGATCACCGCTCGCACTATCATTAAAAATCATTGCACCCATGGCCGAAAACGTAGCAGTAGACCACGAAACATCAGCAAAATCAGTATAGGCGGTCGTACCACTCGTCGTAGGATCTACCCGTGTAAGTGATTCTCCCTTGGCAGTATAATTCGTGCCGCTTATTTCATCGGTTGAAGTATACGCTGTAGTAGCGGCAGTGAATGAAGAATCATCATCATATAAAGCCATCCTAAAGGTGTTACCGCCTGAATTGAGGAAGTTGTGCTTTGCTTCCATCAATTCCTTTTTAAAGGAGGTACACATAAAATTCCCTGAAAATGCCATTATAGCTTCTCCACTGAGTTAGCCAGATCGTTGTGGCCCGCTGAACGCAACAGAGTAACAACCCTGGAACGATCTTCATTGATTGCTTCGTACATATAGTACTTCACGGCCTTGTAAATGAACTCCTTGAACTCTGCCGCCTGCTCCGCTATCAGAGGATGTGCGCCCTTGCCTACGGACACAATCTGATCGGATGCCCGTGTTGCCCAATGATCCGGCCCAAGGGTGGTATTGTTGGTCGTGGTGACCATGACGTTGCCCACTTCTCCGGTAAACATCAGTGAACAGGCACTCTGATTGTGCCATCTCTGTACTCATCAACAGTCATGCGTCCCTCTGCCTGTATCTTCAGAAGATCCAGTGCTTCCTGATATCGCTGCTGATACAACTGCATCATGTCCGCATCACCTTTCATATAGGTATATGCTTCCACTAAAGAGCCATAGAGTAGAACCGTATCGGCGTTCGTGCCCAACCATGAAGGGCTCGTGTCAACGATTGAGGCTGGCTGATAGTAGTAATGAAGCTCCGTAACAAAATCAGCGTTAGGCGTAGGGCCAACTATGAATGTGTCAACATCGAAAACACCATAATATTTCGGAACCCCTTCGGTGGACGCATTAGGATACGTTGCCCTGATGAAGTTCGCGTCCTTGTTCAGCAAAAAAATCTGGTTACTAGAACTGGTAATCGACAAAGACAGTGGAAACAAAAAGTCCGTGGGCATCGACAGGTATTGGTTACCATCAGTGATGGTGCCTGCGACATTCTTGCGGTTCACGGGCAGATTGACGGAACGATAAATACGTTGTTCAGTCTGCTTAATAAACGTGGGGATCGCAGCCACGAAATTCGTTTCCGTGTTATCGCAATAATCCTTGATGGCCGCAGTCAGTTCAGCGTAGGTCATGTGGTCACCGTCACGGTCCCGACTTGTCCATGCGCCACAATGTTGCCCGATCCACCCCCATTACCATTTCCTACGGGATCGAATGCGAACAGCTCCCTGCTGGCATCTTGTGATAAATCAGGGCGTGGATTTCTAATTGCCTGTGGGTCAGCATAATCACCAAGCCTGCCTAAAAAGTTCTGCGGCTGATCTTGATCTAGCATATTCCTGCCTACCATAAGACCCGTCATACGACCAGCCTTAATCTGAGGCACAAGATCTTTGAGCTTATACCTGAATCCCGTGCGGTCGCAAAACCCAAACGCATACTTACCTTTGGCATACTTAGCCATCAGGAATAGCCTCCGGGCACAAAGTGGACAGAAGCCCTATCACGATCTTCCTGTTCCGCCAATTGCCACTGAAATTCGTATTCAGCTTTAAGTTCGGGGGAGCGCACAAATGCTTCTGGATACTTCTGCGATATCATATAGGCGAGGCCAGATACCAATGCCGGGAGGAAACGGGCGGGCACATCTGGATCAGTAGATCCCACAGCACCCGTGTCCTCAATACGCCGTATTTGCTGATAAACAAACGTGTAAGCTTTACTAGGCGTGGGCCAAAAATAAACAACCGGAGCATCACGTTGCTTGTCGATGTACAAATTTACGGGACGCCCTTCGGTGAGTTTATTCGGGATCGTGGAATACTGGGATACACTAAACCGCGAGAGCGGCAAATCGCTTTGTGTAGTACCAGATCCATCACGAATCCAATACTGAATCAAATCAACGGTATCCGAATCCATGGTGACCGTAGAAGTTCCTGCCGTCAAAGTTTTGGTGCCCTGCTCGACAGTCCAGAAGTTGAGGCCACGATTCACCCACTCAAGGCTCAAGAGATTGAGAGATCTACGAGCCGTTTCAATATCGTAGCCTGTATTAGACTGAAGGCCACATCTCTCAAATGCCTCTTCGATCACCTCTGAAATTTCGAGGTTAAATGCAGAGGTTCCAGAAGTCGCCATCACTTATCCCCAAAGTTTTCTTTGTGCTTCTTCTTAAACTCGACAACCTTTCCAGGCGTCAGAGATCCATTGCCGATCAAGCCACCACTTCTCATTTCCGCAAAATCCTGCAAAGAACCTTGTTTGGAAAACTCGTTAGTAATCGCTTTTTTAACGAGTCCACCATGCGCCTTTTCTCGTTCCCACCTTTCCGCCATCTCAGGTTCGTTGGCGTGCATCCACTTCCTCTGTTTCTCGCTCTTGAACGGCATAATTAAAACGCCTTCCAGTCGGGATACTCCAAAGCAATATGACTAGTATGGGCCACTTCTTCTTCATGATCGGGATAATTGGCGACCAATTTGCTGTAATAACCCCAATTATGATCAATCGCCGCCTTTTTCTTTGCAACCTCATTATACTCGGGAAAGGAAGTATTTTCCTTATCAGTACTTTTTTTAGCCATTAGTAGCTCTTCCTCATTGCCATCATAACGGTATAACGATCACCGCTTGAGTGGCCTGTAGTGGTGAAATTTACATCCCCGGTTGGGCTAGACGCATTATTTATAAGGGGTCCAGCCTGGCGGAAATCGTAGAATCCGTAGCCACTGAGCGTCCAGCAGATAACATCAGTGCTGGCGTCCCATAAAATATCTACGGTCATACCGGAACAGTCGTACCACATCTGCTGAATCGTCACGCCATCGCAGGCTCTTCCCGTACCGGATTCAGCTTGAAGTGCGGATACATCGACCTTCGTAACTGCGGCTTCACCACTACCATCGGAGATATTGGTGAATTTCATAACGGCGATGCGGTCGCCGTCTTGGATAGTTTGAGACGTTACTGCATCAGCCATCTTCTGATTCTCCCCGCGAGGACAGGACTCTTAGCCCCGTTCGCAATAGGAGATACGACTACCCACCCCACCGCCGTCCGCGCAAAGTCTTGGCAGACACGCGAACGACGGTCCCGGAATCAACCCTCGCGAGAGGGCCAATCCTAGATGAGTGGCCTTATCTCAATTCAACTAATCATCTCTTACTGATCGGAAAAGGCAGGTACATCTGCACCTTCCTGATGACCCCAAATGATCCAATTTGTTGAATCTTTCGCCAGAATATTGATTTCAAATAAACCAAAATCCGTCAAGGTTAGTATAGAGTTTGAATTACCATCGGCATACACGGAAACATTATCTGCGTTGGAATCCAAATGGATAACACCACCAATGAAGTAATTGGTGTCGGAACCCGTATCAAAGATCAGATTCTCCGCCTCTTCTGCCGCACCACCATAAATAAACTTGAACCACACCCCCGCCGTAGGCGACGGAAGGGTGAGTGTCCGGTTTCCGGTGATCGCCGGAACAACATTGACCCTGCCAGCATTAGCAGTGGCAGTCAGGGTGGTGTCGGCATCACTGAACGTAATGGGAGTAACCTGCAACCCCGATCCGTCTAAGCTGAATTCCGTCGTGAATGCGCCCGTTGTTGAGCTTTTCGATACTACGTCAAATCCGTCTTCGGATCTGACTGGTCCTGAAAAAGTTGTGTTAGCCATAACTTTACCTTCTTACAAAAGGATTCGTCCCGAAGTCTTTGTAACGTCTGCTGGGCCAGTCGCCGGGACTATGTATCCCAGAACGAGATTCAGGGCGGGCACGATCAAACGATGAGCGCTTGGGTTGTCGTCAACTGCGTGTAAATTGACAACTTGATCGCACCCGCCCTTCATCTATACTATTGTACTCTGGCCGCGTCACCCCACTGTCAGGACTCACCCAACTTAATGAGCCAATCTAACTAACGCGAACCTCTCGGCGGCACTATTTCACCGCAAAAAACGGAGTTGGCTTTTTGCGTCTTTATACTACGCTCCGGGTGAACCCCAGATCCCAAGGGGATCGGAGACACCAAAGCTGTACCGCTCGCGAGCCTTGTAGCGAACGTTTCCGGTATCGAAATCACCGTCCATGCTCGTTTCCAGGGACACACGATTGAAGTGCTTCATCCCATTCGGAATGTCGGTAAGAAGGAACCACGCATCCGTATCGGTCAGGAAGTGATTCACAACTGTCCCACCAGGAACAACACCCATCGAACGCACTGCGTTGATGTCGTTGTCCGCAGTTGAAGGACGAAGCTCAGATTTCATTACCCGTATCGCCACGAACTGCAAGTCGGGCGGGATAACGAGCGTCTGGGGACGAGCAGCGATCATCAGGCCACGCTCATCGGTCCATTTGCCAATCTGAATTACAGCGGCCTCAAGAGAGGTCTCGTTGAGGTCAACGGCAGTCGCTGGACGGTTGGAGTTCTTGCCACCTGAAACGAGCGGGTGACCGTCACCACCAGTTACGCCATCACTTGACGCCGTGAAAAGATTTACACCGTCGCCGCTCTGATAAGCGTTGGTAAACCCATTGTTCAATGGAACAACAGCCTTAACCTGCTTGGTGTGAGCCATGGCGCGAGCCAAGGACTTGGTGTAACGAGCCGACAAGGAATCATAGAGATTGTCTTCCATAGCCTCTTCCGTGATGGCAAAGCCCATGGCGATAGTCTCGTGATTGTAACGAGCCGTAAAGCTCTCCTGTGCGGCGTCATACGAAATCGCGTCACCCTCATCCTTCACGGGTGCAGCGTCGAAGCCCGAAAGCTTCACTTCTTCTTCAAAGGACCGATCCGAACTTTCCGTCTCGTAGATTTCAGAATGCTCATCGTCATAACGAGCATACTCCATCCCGAAGAGCGCGTTCAAGCCCGGAAGTAGTTCTTTTAGAAGTTGTGCGCGTGAAATAGCCATTTGTCAGTCTCCTAAACGCCTGTGGCGTTCAAATAGGAATGATTAGAAGCTGACCCGCTAGACGCAGCATTGAACTTCACGATAACATCTGGATAAGTATCACTCGCCGTAGTCCCCTTCGGGGGCAGGCTGCTAGGCCCGTCAACGAAATCGATAATGCGAAGGGGCAGCGTGTTCGTTGTTGCTGGAGTGCTACCATCAAGTGCGTTCTTGGACTTACCGAAAGTAGTATTACCGGCTGTCACAACAACGGATGCATTGAGTCCACGATCCGTGGTGTTCAACGCTTCGTCGGATTGCATCTGGAAAACGACGAAAGGATCGTCAAGCACATACGCCATCGCATCAGTGGCCGCATTCGATGCAGGCCAATAATTTGAAAACGTCTTCTGGCTAGTAGTCGGGTCCGTATAAGAGCAACCCAAGAAGATTCCAACTGCGGTCAGAGCGGTAGTACCAGTATCCTTCGCGATAGTACCATCCGATGCGACCTTCACGAAATCACCATTAGAAATCTGTGTGCCGTAAGTCGTGATAATCGGCAGATTTCTAGTCTTGCTGGTGAATGAACCCGAAGCACTAAGAGTGCCAATGGGTCTGGCCCCGTATGGGGCTGCTGTAGTAGCCATATATACCTCTGAATGTCAGTCGAGCAGCATTCAGCGAGTTCCCTTACCAAACGCTACACGAGTTTTACGATCAGGCGCGAGAACAGGCATCCGTGGATCGCTCTCACGCATGTAATTGTTATCAACTGCTTGCATCTGCGATTCGGCGTGATTCCTGTAATAGGCACGCCTTTGTTCCACCAACTCATCTGGTGCTTTGCAGAGCAATAATCCACCAACCTCAATACCACCCTTCTCTCCCCATTCCGACTTATGATCGCTCATAATCTGAAGTTCTGGATGATCTTCGGATTTGACAGGTTCCCATCCTTCACGAAAACGCTTTGACACATTCGTGTTGTCTGGACTGCCTACCATAGAAGTTCGTATCCATCTGAACACCCATCCGTCCTGCGGTTCTGGGTCTGGAAGTATGGAAGCGGGTTCCCAAGATTGTTCCCGAATTTCCTTTTCACGGCTTTCGAGTTCCCTTGGTTTCCGTGGAGCGCGTTCTTTAGCCATTAGACCATCTCCTTCATTACCTGAGCAGCATATTGCTGAGGAGTAAGTCCCAAACGTTTCGCGAGTTTGACTTGGGTCTCCGTCAACCTGACGGTGCGTGGCATGACTCCGCTATTTCTAGAAGCAGACGCTACCACGGATTTTCTTTGAGGCGGTGCAGTGTCAACAACCATCGTAGAACTGGTGCGCTGGCCATTATCACCGAATTGCGTAGGAAAGACTTCTTTCATACGAGAATCAATCAATTCATAATATTGTTCAGACTCTGGGTCAATACCTTCGTCTGCAACCAACCTCTCGTGTACACCATAAGCAAAGCTGGTCATTTCCTTGTCGGTGCCAAACCAAGAATTACGATCTTGCCACTCCATCGCCTTCGCATCTGGCTGAATCGGCTCTGGAACGTACTGTTGTTGCTGATTCGCAACCTGTCGATCCTCCGCCATCACCTGCTGCTTCCAATTATCGATAATTTTTTGCGAAACCGCAGGAGCATAGGCTTGGGCAAGCTGTGCATTAGTCAAATGCTGCTGTGCAATGGTGATTTGTTCGCTATCACCCGATTCATGCGCTCTTTTGAAGTTTTCTTGGGCAATTGTGAGTGAAACGTCTGCCCGATTCTTACTTTGCGCCGTCAAAGCGTCTTGAGAGTCCTGAATAAGCTTCAAAAGCCGCTGATTTTCAACTTGAAGGTTCTGTGTGTAGTTGACAGCCTCATTTGCAAGGCGATCTGACGCTTCTTTGGCCCTACGCTCTTCGTGGTACTCCCATTTCAGCTTTTTTATGCGTTTTTGGGCGCGATTTCCCAATTGTGCAAGTTCTGCGTCCGATGCAGAGCCATCATCATCGGCCACTGCCTCCGAAGGAGCCCTTTGGTCCTCTACTGGGCGGTCATCCACGACTTCGACCTTAACCTCACCGTCAGTACCCGTATCTGCGTCCGCAGGAGGCTCAATCGTGGTTCTAACGCCCAAAAACTTGTCTTCTTTGCTCATCCTTCCGATTTCATCACTCATTTTAGGCTCTCTCCACCCCTCTGGGGTCTTCTACGACCGCTTCTACGGTGTCATCGTTGATCAAACGGAACTCTCTGCCATGAATTTTGATTCTGGTGCCCGAAAAAGCGCGAAAAACGACCCAATCACCCACCTGACAGTACGGCCCATTGGGAAATCGGGCATAATTCACGTAGGCATCTGGTCCCATGGACATAACCCACCCCACAACGGTGGCAATGGACTCCTGATGTTGGGATTCAGCAGACTTGATAATGCCACCTTCGGTGGTTTCCTCTATTTCTGGGAGTGCAATTAAGAGTTTGTAGCCCTTTGGCTCCGGTAATTGCGATGCATAACGTGGATCTTGTTCTTCAACAACTTCTGCTGCGAGCGTAGCCACTTGGACCTCTCGTTTTTTGCGCCTATAAGGCGATTGATTGGTATAACCACATGGTACTAACGTGAATAAGACTAAAACTCTCTAAGTCGATCCTCTATATCCAAAATATCCCGTTCAGCCCGCGCCAATCCTTCGATGATACCGCACATCTTACGATATTCTTCAATGTTTTGTGCCGAACCAATGGAAACCGAATCGGCTATCTCGTTCATCTGATCCCTCAATTTCTTTTTAAGCAACGAGAGAACATCATCGCTGTCACTCATCCTTCTTTTTCTCCGACATCTGCAAGCCAAACTTCACGCCTTCAGCTTCTTGTTCGGCGTCAAACCTTTCTTGTTCCAACCTGAGTTTCACGGCATCAGATTCCTGTTCGGCCTTGAACTTTTCTTGCTCCAATCCAACCTTAACGCCTTCAACCTCTTGTTCAGCATCAAACTGTTCTTGATCAATCTGAGATTTAAGTAACATTTCCTGGCGTTCTTGTTCCAGCGCAGCGGCATCGGAACGTTCTTTGGAGGCGATCTTCTCGCGCTCAATCTGATTCTTCTCCTGACCCGCTTGCTGTGTGGCCGCAAGCTTCTGCTGCTCCAACTGCGATTTAGCTTGATCCGCTTGCGCTCGACGCTGGACATCCTGTTGTCTGATCTGTAGTTCCTTCTCACGCTGCTGCACGATAGGATCTTTTTGCGTCTGCGCGTCCTTCTCCGCTTTCGCCTTAGCCTTCTTCTTGCCCAACATCTGGTCAGCCGCGTCGGCAACCAACGTACTAAGCCGCTTCTCGACATCGTTCGGCAACGGCTGGTTCGCCGGGGGAAGCGGAACACCAAGCTCTTCTTCGATTTGATCGCGGAAGATGAATGCCAAGTGTTCTCGGATATGGGCATCTAGAGCAGAATTAATCGCACTGCCCATTTGGTTGTTCTTCATCTGTTCCTTAATCTGCGGATCATTCTTGAGCACCATATGCACCCTCATGTGTGCTTCATGGTCTTGGTACTCAAACGCCTTGACGGGCTTCAGCGTGAGAATGTCTTCGTTCTCGCTGACCGGGTCCGTGGGATGAGCTTCATCCGGTTTCGGAACGATCTTGTCCGCGTTCGGGATGCCGATCAAATCCATCATCTCGCGATGGAGGAGCGGCATGTCATACAAACCGGGCGATTGTTGTGCCAACTGCATGGCCGCTTGGTATTGCATGATTCGTTGAGCCATCGTCGCAGCATTGGGGTCCGAAACGGGGACAACGTCGATGCGGTCATCGAAATCTTGAACCTTGATCCCCTCTCCCTCTTCGGTTTCATAAGGATAATCCGGTGACGTATAGTCGCGGATGATCCCAACGAGGATTTTATATTCCTGTTTGAGACTCGCATGGATACGAGCCTGGATAGCAGACTGCACTTTCATCGCTCTTTCAAGGATGGCAAGTGTCGTACCGACAGGTGCCTCCTGATTCATGTCGGCTACTTTAAGGTCCGCCATGGACGCAAAGCGCCGACCTTCTTCCACAATGTTGCCCAATAACTGATAAAGGACCGAAGAAGGCTCTTTATAAGGAAGGAAAGTGATATTGTCTCTAATAACGCCGCCCGGAACATCAACGTCTCTGAACTCTCCGGGCATGATCGGCGTGTCGTCTCCTTTGATTCTGAGTCCACGGGTCTTCAGCCCTCCAGGCAGATTTGAGAGAGTGCCCGCATCGACCAACTGCCGAAGCAGGCTGGTAGCCGACTTGGCGAGGCCACCGATCATGTGGATCAGTCCCAGATTATAGAATCCAATGCCGGGAACATATCCGTAATGAACGAAATGTTGTTTCTTGATCCTGTGTGGATCTTCTTCCGCCCAGTTCCTGTAAATCGATAGAACCGTGGAACTGCTTTTGTCGATGGTGATGACATAAGGCAATGCCACTCCATCGGGATCTTCAAATCCCGGTATGTCTATGTCACAATGCATTTCAAGAAGCTGATGCCGTTCGTTGTTATCCCACGAAGGGCTAACGCCACCGATCTCATTGAATTTGCTTGTGATTGGATTTTCTTCGATATACGATGTCGTCAATTCAACATCACGATAGAACCCACTCACCTGAAGCTTTCTCACCTGATTCGTGCTTCGGTTCATGACATGGGTATAACGCTCTGCTTGCTCTAGTTCGGATTCGTTGTACGACACGACGAAATCTTCTGCCGGAACAAACATCGAAGTCGGTCTGCCCAACGAAGGATCAAAATAGATTTTGCGGAACGCTGATCCGGCAAGCGGCAGACTGAACAGCAGCTTTTCGGTTTCAGACCGATATTCGGTCATCACTTCGATAAGCTGATAGTTCATGTAATTTTGAACACGCTGCGCTTGCTTCTCGCGGTCATCGGTCAGAACACCCCAAATCTGTGTTTTAACCGGACCCTTGGCTGGCATGATTTCTTGGATCGTCTGTGCCTGGAATCGCACGACGGATTCGGAGAGCATCGGATGGAACACGACGCAAGCTCCAGCCCACGAGGTGGTACGGTCCTCAATTTCCAAGCCTAGCTGATCAAGGCCCTCTTTGTAGGTGGACTCCCAATCAGAACGACTGCTCTTATCGGAATCAAACATTGATATGCAATCGTTTGCCAATGTACGAAGCTCTTTGTCATCGACATACTCAGCGAGATTGGAATCGAACTCTTCGGTCCCGGCACCCATGAGATCTGCCATAGGATCAAAATCGATTTCAACACCACCATCTTCTAGTTCGGTGACAAGAGAGTCGCCAATAGGCATCTCCTCTTCCGCCACGAGAAGCCCTTCTGGACCCATCTCGAAATCGTCTTGGTCAAGTAACCCACCAAGGGGTTTGTCTATCGCCATTTAATCACTCTGTTGGAGTGCCATGAGTCTAGCATGGTCAAACGAGCTTTCCAAGATCGTCCGCAACCTTATGCAAAGTAGCAACGGTATGCGTAATCACTGGCGGTGCCTTGTCGGAAATACCCAATGTCAGCCCCTCAGTCAAACCTTTGGAGAACTGCTTATCGCTTTCGGTGGGCTTATCCAGATTCTCTACTGTTTTCGGATTGATGACCAAATCGGTGCCAAACGCCACATGCGGAATCACACCACAGGTCGATAACTTCATGTGGATGTTGCCTTCCTTGTCGTACCAGACACCCGCATCCACACTCACCCCGTCGCCCGGCCCACCTTCCGGTCCAGCCCATACCGTCGCCTGATTACCATCCGGGTTGACGTAATGCCATTTCATCACGTCCGATACGGTAACACCAATATGGGCACTGACCTTGACTTCGATGCCCCTGCCGTCATGTAAATCGACGGAACCGGACACGCCCTGTTGCTCGTTGACGGTTTCGACATCGCAGATATGGTCGAAATTCCATTTGTCGGTGCGCGACCACTTGTCTCCGACTTCCTTCTTGAAATAGAAATTGCCGTTTTTGTCCGCGTAGAATACATCCGCATCGGAACTATTACTGACGTAATAACCGGGAGGAACTTTCTGTCCTGTCATAACGAATCCACAAAATCCCTATGTTTTTCCTGCTGTAATACATTGTATCGTTCCCACCGATCATAGGATTTATCCGCCAGCTTCATCCACTCTGCGTATGGCATAGGGCCGTCAGCACCAGAAATTGCGTCGAGAGCCAGCAGTATTACCTTCTTCGCACAAGCGTGGCTGCAAACAACGATATCCTCCTGCCCCATCCACAGGCCACCGACTTCTGTCTGCTCGCCACAGAGACTACAGGTAGGAGTCTCGCCCGCAACCGCTAGGATGTCGTGCTGTAGATAGCTAATAGTAATCCGCCTTGCGATTAGGCACCGATTCGGGCAATCTGATCAGAAATCCCGGTGTGCCGTCACCTACCCACGCGCCTAACTGATTGTATTCGTAGAATTCGATAGCCTCTTCATAGGTGCAGCCATCATCCACAAGTTTTCCCAGAACCTTCTCCTTGTCATACAGGACGATGGATTCCATGCCGAATCTTTCCAAAATGCCGATTACACAATCATTGTAACCGTCCATCACCAAAGCATCCTCGACACCGATATCCAAAAGCTGCTCAGATAAGTTTTCTGTTTTCATGCTATACGATAAATCAATCCATCGTTGTTTCAAAGTGGAGCAGGATCTTTTCGGCATCACCACGAACCAAATCGGCAGATGGATATTTGCCCTTCAACATAAATCGTTGAGCAGTCAAAAGAAGCTGACCGTACATCTTGAGCTTATCGGATGGAGCCATATGCTTCAAGCGTTTATCCATATCCTGAGTCTTTCCCGTTTTTCCGTATTTGCCACGATCTAGATAATGCTCAGACATTTTTTTTCGGAAATAGCGACCATCAGTCGGACATTTCCAGATTGCCCTGGACACCGGCATCTGCGCTTCCGCGAGCCGACCATATTTTGATCGTGATTTTGGTGTCGCCAAAATTTGTCGGTATCGAATAGCTGACCGAAGTGCCAGTAGGCACATCATCATATTCTTTTTTGTACTCAGGCGAGATGTTCGATTCGACTTTGACGTTCCAAGTCGCGGCAGTGCCGTCTACAAACGTGTCAGGAGATGTTACCATGCCCGTCGCCTCGACATGCGAGCCCACGGTAGCGTAACTGTTCGATTTCTCCCATTCACCGCTGGAATTCAAGGTGAAGCCCATCGTTTCGCTGTCACCAAGCATTTTAGTGCGAAGCACCATGCGGGAATAGGATTCTCTCATTGTTTGTACCCGGTTATTAGTAATAATCCGCCTTGCGACCAGGCAGCAGATCATTCCATGGGTCGTCGCTGTCCAGACTTATGAAGCCGCCCTGTCTGAACCTGATCAACGCCTGTGTCGAGGAATCTACCAGATCATCATGATCGCCAAACGGGAAAGATGCAAATTGCTCTATCACTTCTTCGGCCCAACGGGTTTTCGGAGCGTAGACGTGCCCACTGAAAAAGAGGTCTGATACCGCGTTTACCCTGGCAACTTTATCCTTACCCCTGCCCGGTGTGTATTCGGCAACGGGAATCCCTATCCTGCGAAGCTCGAAGATCAACGGGCTACCCGCTGCTTTCGCTTCCACGATAAAAGCGTCGGGCTTGTATTCCTTGTACATCTCATACGCACGAATTTTCAGGTCGGGAAATTCCAGACGTTCTTGGAGCGCGTCGAGAAGAACGATCTTGACCTCACGGTCTTCGGTATGGAATACCCCCCACGTCGTGCAAGCACTGTAATCGGCGGTCTCTTTCGCAAGGAACGCCGTGTCCCATGACTGTATCACGAATTCGCAATGTGGTGGTTTCTTCTCTTTCCATTCTTTCCACCATTCGCGTTTGATGATCGCGCCTTCTTCCGAAGTCGGATCTTGCTGATACTGAGCACTCCACTTCGAGACCGGGAGTTCCGCCCTGAGAGATTCAAGTTGCTCTAACGGCCAAAAGCCGGGCCACAACGGTTTGCCGCTAGGAAGGATCGCTGGCAGTTCGATGATCTCCCATTCGTCGGCACCACCCCTTTGGATGGAAGCCTTGAGAATCTGACCCGTCAGATCCTTTTTCGACCAACGGGTCATCACCAAACAAATCGCGCCACCCGGTTGTAGACGCTGGCGTGGACCGGACGTGTACCACTCATACGTTTTGTTGTAGACATCGGGATCGTTCAATGCCGCTTCCTGCTCTGAGTGCGGGTCATCGACTATCAGGATGTCCGCGCCCTTACCCGTAACGGCACCACCAACTCCGATAGCGAAATAGTCGCCACCTTTGTTCGTGTTCCAACGTCCCGCAGCTTTCGAGTCCACACTCAGTGCAACATTGGGAAACATCGTTGAATATTCGGGAGAGCCCACGAGGTTACGAACCTTGCGGCCAAAGCCAACGGCTAATTCCGCAGTATGAGCCGTTTGGATAACCTTGCGATCAGGAAACTTGCCTAGATACCAAGCAGGGAACAAATGAGATGCGAATTCGGATTTGGTATGGCGTGGAGGCATGTTGATGATCAAACGCTTCAACTCGCCGCTCGCGATACGATTGAACGCATCTGCCATCACACGATGATGATTGCCCTCTATGAACGCGGGCCACGCTTCCCTCACGAATGCCAGGAAGTCTTTGTTTGCTTCTTGCCTGATACGAGCATCGGATAACTCGTCAAGCAACCCAAGGATCTCATGCTGCCTGTCGGGAGGCAATGAGCCGATCTGACTTTGTATCGTGGCAATATCCATTTTCAAAAATTATATAAAAATTCTGTACAAGAAAAGGGGAAGGCTTTATTTTAAGAAATTACCCCCCCCTATACTAGTACTAGTATATACCAGCTAGATTAATCCAGACCAGATATATACCAAAACAAAAAAACTTAGATTATACCAGCTAGATTAAACCAGCTAGATATAATCTAGAGCCGGAAAGATGAAGAAGATTTTGAAATTCTGTCATAGGATACGCAAAACCGTCTTTTCCCCCCGCGCCGGGGCGCGACGAAAAAAGGGGGGGTCGGGGGTACCCCATAAGTTTAGGTAAGCCTAAAAATAGGTTTAGGCGAGCCTTATCTGGCTCCCGAACAAATCCCGCAAGTCATGGTTGGACCCCTTAGCCATTTGTCAAGGGGTAGGCTGAAATCCGTACCGAACAAAACCCGAATGTTCTACACGCAACAATTCCGGTTTAGGGGTACAAAAGACCGATCACTTCTATTACCTTTACACTGTTGGTCTCGATATGGTCTTTCGCATCTTTCGCGAAAGATTGAAGTCAAGGACATTCGATGCGTCCAAAGTGGCGAATAGCGAATGACGCCAACAAGAACCAAGCTCACCATAGTGGATCGGGTCTCTTCTTATCTTTCAATAAAGATTCAAAGGGATTTGATTTATGGCTACAAAGACTAAAAAAGCCGCTTCAAAAGCGGTGAAGGCCCTTGAGGCAATCGGGGCACAAGTCAAGACCTTAGCAGTGCCACTGTTCAATGTGGTTACTACCAAAGGAAAAGCCGGAGCTAATCAGGCAACGTGGAACGCTCGCGTTCTAGACGTTGTCGTATGGGCGCTAGAGACAGGACACTCCTTAGCAGATGTCCACATTCACATGGGGCAGTTTCTAGCGTCGATGGTTAGAGACGTTGGGAGAGAAGCTGAATTAGGAGTGGAGGAGTTAAAGAACCTCCGCAAGCTGAGCGAAAATTCAATCTCTCAATTGTTCAAGCCACTGTGGGCTATCGCTCGCGTAGCTGAGGACCATTTAGAGAGTGTCCTCGCAGTAGCTACAGAAGAGGGTGCGACGTTCGCGAGTCTAGGTAGGTTCGCTAGACAACGTACGGACTCCTTGATGTTCGATGCTTCTAGGGGTTCGATCACTTGTCACCATAAGGTTGACGGTGTCGTACGTTCCTTCGCAGTGGCGCAAGCTTCCGAAAGTCGGAATTTGCACACTGAAGCGGTAGCGATGGCGGACGCAATCAAAGTGGATAACTCCGCTATGTGGTCCGCTGTCTATAGGCAATATCGCGAGGAGTTTCCTTGCGGGTTTCAGGACCGAAGGACACGAGCGGACGCTATGAAACAATCCGCTAGTATTGGTGAAGCGATTGAAGCGAAGTATTCGCAAGAAGAAATCGCCAAACTGATATCGTAAACTGAGGTCCGATCCACTTAGGTGAGCTAATACAATGAGGGACCGGGGCAACGCTGAGATAGCGGAAAACCACCCGGTCCCTTTTTTCTTTTCTTCTATTTTTTTTTCGCTGAAAAAATTACCAGTCAGTCAGTCAGTCAGTCAGTCAGTCAGTCACTACAGTAAGTCAGGGTCAAATCTGACTCTCTGTTTGTAGTCCGTGAGGGGCCGCCGTTCTTAATCTGCTAAAGCGGGCATCGGACCCGATGCGAACGGCTCAGGTGAAGTCATTTCACGGTACAGGTAGTCAGGGTCGAACCTGACTACCTGTTTTTAGTCAAGTATCTTTCACGAAAGATACGAGACAGTAGACAAGACAATGGTTTTCTGTGGGTGCTATCAGTCAAACAGTATCCCCAACTTCTCAGTCAACTCAGCTTCAATCTGACTGGGTGTGCGGTTTTCGACGACTACTGTGGTTGAGGAGTCAAACAATCCCGCTCCTTTACCTAGCAATTCCAAGGCACGTACTCGCGTCGAAGCGTTGTTATCTAGGTCGAGTGCTTCTTCTTTGAGACGCTCAAGTATCCAAGCTTGGCGGGTATGTTCGTGTGCTTTGGTAGCTGTCGAGTTGTTTGCTTTCAGCAAGTCAACTTGAATTTTGATGTGTTCTTGCTTCATAAGTTTATGCCCTTCAATGCTGATAGCGTTGTTGGACATATTCTTAGCGTTGTAGGCCAGGCGATAGGAAGCGGTGTAGTTCTTCCCTTCAGCCACGAAGCCACAGAACGCCGATTGTTTAGGGGTTAGGGGCAATCCCTTAGCCTTAGAAGTATCCATAGAGGTATCCTATTCCTTCCAACGTGGAGGTGATAATGCGCCTCAACATAGTGCCGAAAAAGCTGGCACTAATCAATCCCACAGCTTACAGGAAAGCACAGTTCGCTTGTACTTCTGACGGTAAACGCTGTCAGAAACGTGCTGACAAGATCATCGTCAGGTTCACGGATGAGTTATGGGATAGGTTCGGTGTCCGCTTTGTAGCGGGCTATGACCGGGACTCACGCAAGAACAGTAGGGCTAAGCGTGAGGGTCAGTTCATAGGTGAGTATACCCGCCGGATATCGAAAGGCGGTTACCATCATGGCTACAGTGCGATCAGGGACGTTACCGATGCCATTGCATGGCGTAGGTACGGTATAGCTGGAACGAACAAGTGAGATCCATCCTTAGTGAGGAGAAACCCCCATGAAGAGAAGCAAAAAGAAAGTATCGGCCAAGCGCAAAGCCAAGATGGCTTCAAGCTACTTGGATTCGGAAGGCAAACGCGATCCTAGCAAAAAGTCTAAATACAGTGTGAAGCGTTTCCGAGCCAAGCAAGGCAAGTTCTCATCAAATTCACCGTTCTTTCAAGGCTAGACTCAGCACGGACAGCGTATCTACTGGAAGATGGTTCAGCATGGATAGTAGAGTAGGTCAGTTTCTTTCACGAAAGAAAGGGAGGTTGCTGAATGTCATTTGTACCTAGTCGTGGTAATATGGATTTTGATGAGTGGTTCAAGGAGAAAGAAGCGTGGGATGCAGCGAATCGACAGCTACAGCCATACAAAAGATATATTGAAGATGCGTTGAAGCTACCGGGAGAAGACTGGCTGCATACGTTTGAGAATCTCACTCAAAAAGATCAGAGGGAGTTGATCGACCAAGCTAGAAAAGAGATGGCAATCTAAGGGAGAAGAATTAAATGTGGAGACTGAGATATCGGGACAGCATTCACCCCGAAGGTGTCTGGTCAGTGGAATGGTTTCGGACAGAAGCTGAGGCAGAGACATATGCCTTCGTTAATGACACTGACCCATATGAAGTGCGACATGTCGCGTGGCCCCCGAAGGGATACTACGACATTGTAGAAGGCGGTCCGGGTGACGAACTAACCAATGTTGTTGGTTTTATGAATCGTTGGGCTACTCACACCTTGCAGTAACAGGGAAAATTAAATGGCACACTCCAAGATCCAAGTACTGGAGAAGGATACACGATGGGGTTTCCCATGGGTGCGCTGTTGTGTTTGCTCGCATGAGTTCTATCACAATCCGATTGACGGGCCTCCCGAATGCAAGTGGTGTGAGGAGGGAGTGTTCAGTCAATATGGTGTTGTTCCACCTGAGAAGGAGGAGGGGTAGGCTATGCGTTGGAACCAGATGGACAGGAAGATCATGCTCATGTCGATGATGCAGATCCAGAGGGAGGCGGGCTCTACAATCTCTCGTATTCTAGATGTAGTCGTACCCGAAGAGCACATGGGTTACGCCAAGTTGGGACCAGAAGGTTGGGGGTGCGCCGAGTCTCCGGTAGGGCTCTGCGTCTACAACGGTATTGAGGATCGTGCAATGGATCAGTGCATCTTCTGCGGTTGGCCGGATGAGAGGAAGTAGATCAGTATCTTTCACGAAAGAAATAAGGGGGGATCATGGCACGAAATGAAGTAGCTGAAGATCTAATCGGGAAGCGCGTCCACAGCTTTGACTTCCCAGAGTCCACTCGTGATCTGGAAGGCGAACGTGCTTGCTATGTGACTGGCACCGTGACCGGAATCCTCAAGGCCGGTGACTTAGCTTCTGATGGCGAGACATCATTCGCAGATTGTGACCGCTATATCATCGTTGCTGATTCGCGAATCTTCGCAGGCAAACCGGAAGCCTTGGCCTGTGAAGGTCAAGAGTTCTTCCCGCCGCTCAACGGAACTATGACATCTATGGGCAATATTTGGAATTGCGTAGACGCAGTAGAGGGGGAAGTAAAACACTAACCGGAGGGATCGCCAATGAAACGATTGGTAAATGTTGAGGCAGTCACACTCTTCAGGCGTGACATGAAGATGCTCTGCCATGTCCCAGTACTGCACTTGCTTATGGTGCGGGATCGGAAGTTAGGAAGAGCATGGGCTCGCAAAGTTCTTGATAACTTCTGGAGAATATTTCCACCTGTCTTTTATGTGCGCCGGATAGTACGCCGGATGGTGCGGAATA